TGTCGCTCACGGATCCTATGTGATCATCTGAATATATGGATAATTCAACATTTCTTCTAAGCTCGTCGCGTGTTAACGTCTCTCCGAGCCTGTCATATATGCTAATGAGGAATGCCAAGATAACTAAAATATGAGCCAAAGTGCCATCAGATGAAGTGTTTTTGAAACCCGACTTAATACCCTGTTCCATAACAAAAACATGTCCGTTTTGGAGTACAACATGTGTTCTCACCGAATTCATATACATTACGTCGTAACATAATATAACTGTCTCCGGTTTCAAACCACGTGCTTTCATCCACTCGGCACATTTCTGCGAAAAACGAGGCTGTTGATCTCTATTACACATGAACTTGAATCTGATCTTGCCAATTAATGACAATATTGATGCTGGAATTAATTTGTCATATTTTGTACAATCACCCTTAAAGTAATTGGGGAATCGTGACAAGCGTCTGAATAGCCTGCCATATCCACCATACTGGAATGTTGTACCAAACCAACCCAACCATCTGACTTGTTTACTAATTGATCATTAAAATCAGTGCTAAACATAGCTTGAACAATATATTCCTCAACAGTAGGAAAAATGAACGTTCGTAAATTCTTAGCTTGGACCTTAGTCCTTTTAAGATATTCACTCTTCGCACACACAGTCCAAAGGGGTGTTCCCCCCTTAGAATATTCCTCCATAAAGAGAGGTAATTTGTTCATGCCACCATTGTCGATCCAAGTACCCTTCTTCACATTGGGGTACGAGTAACCGGCAGAGGCAGCTCTGTTAATGTCAATCTCATCAGGTGCAATTATTGTTGCTTCGAGGCCCCACGATGTGAGTAATTCCTCCAATAAATCTGCTGCCCTCATGAGCAAGTTGTGGTCTTCAGCTTCAATTTGTTTTAATGGCTGATCAGCCAATTTCATCTGATTATATACCGCATCAGCGTCTCCAACACAATATGTGTACTCCGTATCTAACTTAATTTGTACACCCTCATCAAAATTGTATTTTTTGAACACTGGATCCAGTCTTTCCACCATGCAAGTGCGCTTACTTAAAAATTCTTTCTTATAAGCCCTTGTAAAACCAAGTGAAGTAACAGTCTCCCCATTAAAAATAGGTGGCGTTATTGTCGGGATCTGGGGAGATTGATCCAAACGACGCGCCCACCCCCCATTTATACTCCTTGCGGAGGGGGGGGGATCGAGTTTTTTCGCCGGAAATGGGTGAGCATTTCTTCGGTGAAAAACGTACCACGATTCTTCTTATCGTCATGAGTTCCCGTATGCACACCAATTACGTGGTTGTGCCTGTTGTATACTGCTGATCCGCTAGTGCCGCCATAAGTATTGATATCGTACTGCATCTCGAATTTTTCAAATCCGAGAAGAAATCCCTTCTCAACCTCAAACTGCCTATCGTTATAAGCTAATATTGCTAAAGGTTCGTGTATATCACCTCTGGTGATTATACCATATCTC